TCACGCAGCCCTCCGATTCGCGTCGGCAGAGCGCAGATCGGCGACCAGCGAACCGAGGCCCGCGGTGCGCAACCGGATGTCGAGGCCGTCCGGAAGAACCTCGACCCGCTCGACCAGCAACTGAACGATGCGCGCCTGCTCGGCAGGGAACAGTTCATCCCATAGGAGGTCGAGCCCTTCGAGCGCGTCGCGCACCTCCGCCTCGGTCAGTCCGTCGATCTCGGGCCGCGCCGAGCGCCACGTGGCGACGATGATCTCGGGGGTCCGCAGCAACCCGCGCAGCTGGTCGACCACCGCAGTTTCGATCTCGGCGGCCGGGACGCGACCGACCGGACGGGCCTCGGGCCCGTGCTTCTCCCCTTCCAGGCATCGGCGATCGAGCACTGGCCGATCGACCGGCTGCTGCCGTTCGCCGCCAACGCCCGCACGCATTCACCGGAGCAGGTGGCCCAGATCGCCGGGTCGATCGTCGAATTCGGTTTCAACGTGCCCTGCCTTGTGGATGCGCGCGGCGTGCTGATCGCCGGCCACGGCCGGCTCATGGCCGCCCGCCAACTCGGGCTCGCGGAGCTGCCGGTGATCCGGCTCGAGCATCTGACGGACGCACAGGTCCGCGCCTTCCGCCTCGCCGACAACCAGCTTGCGCTCAATGCCGGCTGGGACGAGGCCCTGCTGGCCAATGAGCTGCAGGCCTTGTCCGATCAGGACCTCGACCTTGGGCTGATCGGCTTCGACGACGCGGAGCTCGACCGCCTGCTGGCGCTCGATCCCGATGGCGGCGGCGAAGAGGACGGTGGGACGCCGACGGTTGTCATCCCCGAACCGCCCCGCAACCCGGTCTCGCACCTGGGCGACCTGTGGATCCTCGGCGAGCACCGCCTGCTGTGCGGCGACAGCACCAACGTCGAGGACGTCCGCCGACTGATGAATGGCGAGCGGGCGATCCTGTTCGCAACCGATCCTCCTTATCTCGTCGACTACGACGGTACCAACCACCCGCAGAACAGCGCCCGCAAGGCCAAGGTGGCCAGGGGCGACGCCAGCGGGACCGATGGCAACAAGAACTGGTCGGAGACCTACGGCGTCACCTGGGATGACGCGTCCCAGGGACCGGACCTCTATCGCGGGTTCATCGCGGCGGCGATTGCCGAAGCCATCGCGCCGAACGCGGCGTGGTACTGCTGGCACGCGTCGCGCCGCCAGGCGATGCTGGAAGCGGTGTGGAACGAGTTCGGTGCGTTCCAACACCAGCAGATCATCTGGAACAAGGAGAAGGGCGTCCTCACCCGGTCGCGCTATCTGTGGAAGCACGAGCCGTGCCTGATGGGCTGGATCAAGGGCAACCTGCCGCCGAAGGTGGACGGCGCGGAGTTCCGACCGTCGGTTTGGGATATTCACGGCCTCACGGGCGAGGATCGTCCCGACCATCCGACGCCGAAGCCGATCGAATGCTTCGCCATTCCGATGCACCAGCATGTCGCGCGCGGCGGTCTCTGCTACGAGCCGTTCAGCGGCTCGGGTTCGCAGATCATGGCCGGCGAATCGACGGGGCGTCGCGTCTTCGCCATGGAGATCAGCCCGGCCTATGTCGATGTGGCGGTGCTGCGCTGGCAGGCGGAAACCGGGCGCGATGCGGTTCTTGATGGGGACGGTTCCACCTTTTCCATCGTCGCTGACGGGCGAAGGACAGAGGCCGCGCCATGAAACCGTCCCAGTAGTACTTGCCGGTGAGCACCATGGCTGGGAAAGGGGGCACATGCGGCGAGGAACGACGTGGATCTTTTCCCGGTGCGGCCTATCGGATAGCGTTCCCTGGCACCGATTGGAACTGGAGCGCGCCAAATGCCGGATGCCTGCGAGCGGATCACGCTTACGAAAACGGAGGCGGCCTGCCTCGACGCGTTGAGGCGGGGTTTCGAGGGCAAGACCCGGATCGCGCTTGCGGTTGGCCAAGATCTTAAGACCGTCGCCAAGGCCCTCGACGCGTTGAGGCGGGCCAACCTCATCGTCCGTGTCGGTCGGTCCGGATGGCGGACAACGGAAGAGGCCGGTCGATGCGTCGCGGACGTCGTGCCCGATCCGGCGCGGCGCCGCGGCGGAAAACAGTTTGGGCGACTGGTGCCGGGTTCCACGGCGGTGCGTTTGTTGGAATCGCTCGATCGGCCGATGCGTGGCGCGGATCTTGTCGATTGCCTCGGCGTCAGCCGACAGCGGATCCACCAACTCGTGATCAAGCTTCATGCCCAAGGCCGCCTCAGGTTCGCCGACGATGACGCGGTGCTTCATGTGGTCGCCCGTGTTGATGATTCCACGGTTCTTCTCGGTCGCGACGAAGAGCGGATTCTTTCTGCGTTGCCGGACGACGCTCCGACAACGGTGCCGAAACTGACCGCACGAACCCACATGACGGTTGAGCGGGCCACCGTTTCGCTGGTTGGCCTTCGAGAAAAGGGATTGATCGAGCCGGCGGGAGCCAGCCGTGGCGGAGTTCTGTATCGCCTTACCCTGGAAGGACGGCGACACTTCCAACGCCGGGCATCGGCTGACCGAGCCGAGCCGGCGCCGCTCAAGGTCAAATCGGACCGCGTTTGGCAGGTCCGGTCGTATATCGCCGACCGTGGCACGGCCCGGATCCGGGACGTGAGTAACGATCTGGGCATTCCCGGCCAGAGCATGAATGCCTTGATGCAGTATTTTAAACGGCGGGGACTGGTTGAAAAGGTGGGGTCCGAATTGAAGGGCCCCTATGCGTTGACTACCGAAGGGGCCGAAACCCTCCGCGAGATGGTGCGAAGGACCCGCGCCTAGCCCTCCCCTTGAACAACGGCTTTCTTGGAGCTTCCCGCGCCCGTGACGGCGGCGGCTCCCCATGCTGATTGCGTCCGATCATCGAATGATCAGGTTGGGTCAAAAAACGCAATCAAATGAATGCGTTAATCGCTTGGCTTGTGGCGCCCGCCACGCCTTCATGGTGTCACGATCGAACGGATGGAGGACGCCATGAACACCCTGCCGACCAACAACAGCGAATGGGGCTTCTTCGGAACCATCGCCCATCATGCCGATGCCGACGCCGCCTGGCCGCTGGCCATGAAGGCGATCGGCCGCGCCACCGGCTGCTCCGAGCGCGCGGTTCGCGACTTTCTCGACAGTCGTTACGGCCGCCACTTCGCCGACGACGTCGCCAATGGGCTGCTGGCGGGACGCACCATCGAAGAGGCGATCGACATGGCGGTGACCCGCTGGATGGGCTGGACGATCAGCCGCCAGACGTCGCGCGAGACCGGGATTCCTCGGGGACTGCCCTATCTCACCGGGTTTGTCACCCACATCGAGATCGAAGCCGAGGCCGACGACTGAACGATCTTCCCCCCAAACGCCCCGCCCGGTCCGCCGGCGGGGCTCGGGGCAGTAGGAGGGCTGGGGTGGTCCCGGCCCGACCCAGCAGAAGGAACTGCCCCGATGAAGCTTTCCGACACCCAGCTCGTCATTCTCTCCGCCGCCTGTGCCCGCGACGATCGTCTCGTCCTGCCGCTGCCCGAGCGCCTGAAGGGCAACGCGGCGGCCAAGGTCATCGAGAGCCTGATCGCCAAGAGTATGATCGAAGAGGTCGACGCGACCCTCGACGCCCCGCTTTGGCGGGAACGCGACGATGGTCATCGCGTCACTTTGGTGGCGACCGACGCCGCGCTCGCCGCCCTCGGCATCGAGCCCGACGTGGCGCCCACCGGCGGTACGGGGGGTGAGGTCGACCCGGCAGCGACCGACGCCGCCAGCACGGCGGACAACGCACCCACGGGCGCCACGGTGGGCGACGAAGCGGCTGCGTCCAAGCCGAGACCCACGCGCCGGGTTCGCGACGACAGCAAGCAGGCCCAACTGATCGCCATGCTGAAGCGCCCCGAGGGCGCCACCATCGCCGAGATCGCCGAGGCTTTTGGCTGGTTGCATCACACGATTCGCGGGGCTATCGCCGGCGCGCTAAAGAAGAAGCTCGGGCTCGCGGTGACCTCCGAGAAGATCGAAGGGCGCGGTCGCCTCTATCGCATTGCCAAGTGATGGAGGCGGTCATGGCGAAGCGCAAGAATACCGACCGTCAGCCTTTCGGGGCGAACCGGGCGTGGGTCATCCTGTCCGCGGAAGCCTATGAGGCGATCCGGGACCGGGCCCCCGAGGGCTTTCACGATGCCGCGATGGAACTGGACGACGGCCGCTGGAAGATCCGAGTGAGCGCCGACGTATTGGGCCGTCTCTGCCCCCACCATCGCCCGGGGGAAACGATCGGCGACGCCATCCTGCGTCTGTGCCGGGATGCCTCGCCGTGGGATTTGTTCAACGTTGGCGACGATCGGGGCTGAGGGCGGACATGGCCAGAATGCCGCCCCGCCTCACGGTCCGCGCGAACGCTGTCCTGAAGGCCCATCCCATGTGGTCGCGGAGCGACTTCGAGTACCTGCGCGGGAGGGGGTGGAGTAACGAACAGGTCCTTGCCTTCTGGAACCGCGACCTGCGGCTCGGCTGCCAGCCGGTCCAATGGGACCCCGCCGATCCGAAGTACCAGGGATACCGCGGCCGGATCGTTCGCCAATGACTTGATGCCGGTGCCGATCGAAGGAGGTTCGATCGGCACCGGTATTATCGAGGATCCATGCCCGGCTTGAGCGAACGCCAGTACGCGGCCCATGCCGGCATCTCGCGTGGCGCCGTGCAGAAGGCCAAGGCGGCCGGGCGACTGGTCCTGCTGGCGGGCGGCACCATCGACGCCGCGGCGTCGGATGCCCGCCGGGACACCGCCACCGATCCGGCCAAGAGCCGGCGGCAGCCTGTCACCGCTCCGAAGGTCGGCCCGGTCGCGGAGGCCGCGCTCGGCTCGGTCCGCGACATTCTCCGCGAGCAGGGCCTGCCGGCCGGCAAGGTCAGCTTCGTCGAGGCCCGCACCGCACACGAGGTTGCGAAGGCCCATCTCGCCCGGCTGCGCCTGCAGGAGCGCAAGGGGACGCTGATCGATCGCGGCCGGGCGATGGCCACCGTGTTCAAGCTGGCACGGCGCGAGAGGGACGCCTGGATCACCTGGCCGGCCCGGGTCGCCGCCCTGATGGCGGCCGAACTCGGCGTCGATGCCCACGCCATGCAAAAGGTTCTGGAGACCCATGTCCGGGCCCATCTCGACGAGCAGGCCGAGATCCGCGCCGATCTCGGATGACGGCGCGTTGCCGGCGACCGGCTTCGACGGATGGGAGGACATCCTTCGCACGTGGTCGGCGGGGCTGACGCCCGACCCGCTGCTCACCGTCTCGGAATGGGCCGACCGCTACCGCGTGTTGTCGTCTCGCGCCGCGGCCGAACCGGGCCGATACCGTACGGCGCGCACGCCCTACATGCGCGACATCATGGATGCGCTCTCGCCCAGCCATCCGGCCCAGCGCATCGTCTTCATGAAGGGAGTGCAGGTCGGCGCGACCGAGGCTGGAGTCAATCTCATTGGGTTCGTCATCGACCAGGCGCCGGGGCCGATGCTGGCGGTCCAGCCGACGGTGGACCTGGCCAAGCGGGCATCGCGCCAGCGCATCGATCCGCTGATCGAGGAATGCCCGACGTTGCGGGCGAAGGTCCGCCCCATCGGCATCACTCGCCAGGTGATCATCAACGACGACCTCGACGCCTTCACCCGGGTGCCGGCGCTGGTCGCAGGGCGACAAGGTCTATTGGGACGACGACGCCAAGGAATGCACGACGGTGGCGCCCGGCAACGTCCTCATCGGCGTCGCCGTGGCCGATGCCGCCGATCCCTCCGATACCGGCCGGATCCTGATCGGCAACCATCCGGAGACGGAGCTGCCGACCCGGGTGCTGACTGCTGCCGCGACGCTCGACTTCGATTCCATCGCCGCGGCGGCGTCGGAGGACCAGACCCTCGCCGTCGCCGGGGCCGCGGTCGGGGACACGGTGGCGCTCGGCCTGCCGGCGGCGCCGGCCGCCGGGATCGTGTTCACCGGGTTCGTCTCCGCCGTCGACACGGTGACGGTGCGGGCCACCAACATCACCGCGGCGGCGCTCGATCCGGCGTCGGACGACGTCACCGTCATGGTGTTCAAGCTGTAGGGTTGTCACCGGGATGAGCCCGTTCTCGGCCGCCGTCGATGCCTGCTTCAAACACCTGGGCGTCGCCGCCGTCTACACGCCGCGCGGCGGCACCCCGATGGTCGTCCGGGTGATCGCCCGCCGACCCGACCGGGAGATCGAGTTCGGCGACATCGCCGTCCACACGGCGACGGCAAACTTCGAGGTGCGGATGGCGGAGGTGCCGTCTCTGGCCCTCGGCGACACCATCACCTTGGATGGCGAGACATTCGTCCTCCAGGGCGAGCCGGTGCGTGACGCCGATCGGCTGGTCTGGGTCGTCGATATGAGGCCGGCATGAGGCAAGGGGCGGGGACGGGCGAAGCCCGGCGAGCGACATGAGAATATCGGCCGCACTCGAAGGCGATCTCAAACGATTCCTCTCCGACGAATTGAAAGCCGGCGCGGAGGCGGTGACGGCGGGCGTCCGCGAGGCGACGGAGGGTCTCAAGCAGGACCTTCGCCGGCAGATCGTCGGCGCCGGGCTCGGCCGGCGGCTTGCCAACACCTGGCGGAGCGAGATGTACCCGAGGGGCCGGAAGAGCATCCGCGCCGCCGGTCTGGTGTTCAGCAAGGCGCCAGACATCGTGCGGGCCTATGCGGACGGCGCGATGATCCGCTCGAAGCACGGTCTCTTTCTGGCGATCCCGACGCCGGCCGCTGGTAAGTACGGTGACGGCAGGAGAAAGATCACGCCGGGCGGATGGGAACGCGCCCATGGCCAGCGGTTGCGGTTTATCTATCGGCAACGGGGACCATCCCTGCTGGTGGCGGAGAATCAGCGGGCCCGTACCGGCAGACGAGGTGGGTTCGGGAAGGCCGGGGCGTCGGCGCTGCGAACGGGGCGCAGTCTCACCACCGTGCCGATGTTCATCCTGGTGCCCCAGGTGACGGTGCGCAAACGCCTCGATGTCGCCGGTGTCTCCGCCAAGTGGCACGCGGCCGTGCCGGGGATGGTGGTCAGGAACTGGCGAGAGCCAGACCGTTAGTCGTCGGACGGCACTTCCGACTCGAACCCCGTCACGCGGTAGCTGGTGCGTTTGCTGCCGCCGGGATTGCGAATCAGGAGCCCGCGCGCCAACAGATTGTTGATATCGCGCTGGGCGGTATCGACCGAGCAGTTGCCGAGCGCCGCCCATTTGCGGGCGGTGAGATTGCCCGCGAAGCCATCCATGAAGCGGTTGACGATGGCCTTCTGGCGCGCCGAAAGGGGTTCCTCCGCGAAGCGCCGCCAGAACTCTGCCTTGCGCAGCACGGCGCGGCTCTTCTCGGCGGCGATGTCGATGGCGCTGTCGAAGCAATCCACAAACCATGTGAGCCATTCGGTGATGTCCAGCGTTCCTTTCTGGGTCCGCTCCAGGACTTCGTAATAGCGGTTGCGCATCAGTCGGATTTGGGCTGAGACGCTGTAGAAGCGCTGGCCGGTTCCCTCCATTTGCGCCAGCGCCAGATCGGCGATGGCACGCGCGATGCGGCCGTTGCCATCCTCGAAGGGATGGATGGTGACAAACCACAGATGGGCGAGGCCGCTGCGCAACAGCCCGTCCATCGGCGGCTTATCGTTGAACCAAGCGATGAACCGGGTCATCTCGGACGGGAGGTTCTTCGCGGGCGGCGCCTCGTAATGCACCTTCTGGCGTCCTTCGGGGCCGGACACCACCTGCATGGGACCGTCGTTGTCGGTACGCCAGCCGCCGACAGTGATCCGACGCAGGCCGGAATAGCCGGTAGGGAATAGGGCCGCGTGCCAGGAGAACAGGCGCTCGGCCGTCAGCGAACTGGCCGGGTCGTTCATGGCGTCCAGCGTCATCTCGACCACGCCCTCGACCTTGCGGTCGGCGGGAACGTGCCCGACGTCGGGCACGCCCAGGCGGCGGGCGACCGAAGAGCGGACGCTGGCGAGATCCAGCTTCTCGCCTTCGATCTCGGAGGTCCGGATCACATCGTCGACGGTCGCCTCGAATGATGCCTCGCGCCGAAGATCGAAACCGAGCCCCTGCATCCGGCCCAGCAGCTGGCCCTGTTTGTTGCGGGCCTTGGCCAGCGGCACCAGAAGGGTGGCGGCGTCCCAGTGGAAGTGGGGCCAATCGTCGGCTTCCCAGATATACATCAGCGGTTCTCCGTATATTATGCGGTGAACATAGGCTCATTCGCCGCATTCGGCAACCCAGTTATCCGCATGACTTGCGGCGAATTGCCCATCTTTCGCCGCACGACTCCCGACCCGGAAGATTCTTCCCCTATGCCCACCCGTCGCGAGGAAGTGCTGACGGCGCTGTTCGCCCGCCTGCGGGCGGTGCCCGGCGCCCTCGTCAAGCGCGAGGAGCCGCTGCCGGAGAAGGTGCCGGCCGCCGGACTGGTGATCCTGCGCGATGGCGATCCCGGCGAGCCGGAGGTCCTGCTGTCGCCGCTCACCTATCTCTGGCAGCACCGGGCCGACATCGAGGTCATCGTCCAGCTGGCTCCGTCGGATACCGCGACCGCCGCGCTCGATACCCTGTTGTCGGAAGTCGGCGTGGCGCTCTCCGCCGACCGTACCCTGGGCGGCCTGGTCGACTGGGTCGAATGGTCGGCGCCACAGACCCGTGACCTTGCCATTGACGGCGCCGCCGGCATGAAGGCGGCGGTGGTGACCGTGACCCTGCATTACGTCTCCAGCGATCCACTGGGCTGATTCCTTTTAACTACAGGAGTGCGAGATCATGGCCCGTGCCTATGGCGCGAACGCCCAACTGCTGGCCGCGTTCGAGACCACCTACGGCGTCGCCCCTGCCTCGGGCTTCGTCCGCTTCCCCTTCGTCTCGTCGTCCTTGGGCTCCGAGCAGGGCCTGATCGACAGCGACATCCTGGGCCAGGGGCGCATACTGCTAGCGGCACGGCACGCATCGTCCCCGATCCTCCCTATAACTGGGGATCGGTCGCGCCGATGCGCCTGGTCGCATCATTCCCAGTTTAGCTCGGAATGACTGGACTTTTCCCTCGAGTTCCGCGTCCATGTCGGCTATGGTTTGGCTCGGTTCAAGGGGCCGCGAGGAATCTTCGGAAGATAGTTTTGAAGTGGTTCCAAGGGGGGGTGATGAGGGCGGTCGGGCTTTTTTCGGGGATCGGAGGAATCGAGGAAGGATTCAAGCGACAGGGTCTATCGACGGTACTCCTGTGCGAAGTCGATCCCGCTGCACGCAAGGTACTGCAGCACCGTTTCCCCGGCACTCCTCTTGCCTCGGATGTGAGAGGATTGACAGCGCTCCCGAAAGCCGATGTCGTGGCAGCCGGTTTCCCCTGTCAGGATCTCAGTCAGGCGGGTCGCACGGTGGGGATCTCCGGACGGAATTCAGGCCTTATCGGGGAGGTGTTTCGATTGCTCGCCATCCCCGGTCGGCGCCCCGAGTGGTTGGTGCTCGAGAACGTGCCTTTCATGTTGCACCTCGCCCGCGGCCGGGCGATGGAGGTAATCACGACAGCGCTCGAGGAGCGCGGATATCGCTGGGCGTATCGTACAGTCGATGCGATGGCCTTTGGATTGCCGCAGAGGCGGAGGCGCATCGTCATCGTGGGAGCACGAAGATCGGACCCTCGTGCCGTGTTGTTCGCCGATGACGTGGGCGAACGGCATCCTCGATTTCCCGTTGGTTCACCTCGCGGGTTTTACTGGACTGAGGGTCGGTCCGGCATAGGTTGGGCGCGCAACGCCGTCCCACCGCTCAAGGGAGGATCCGGCGTAGGTATCCCGTCGTCGCCAGCAATCTGGTTCCCCGATCAACGGTTCATTGGTACGCTCGATATCCGAGATGCAGAGCGTCTGCAGGGATTCCGGGCGGGATGGACCCAGCCAGCCGTCGATGACGAACGCTCGGAGAGGATACGGTGGCGTCTCGTGGGGAACGCGGTGAGTGTTCCGGTGGCGAAGTGGGTCGCCCGGCGCCTGTTCGAACCCGGCGACTACGATGATTCCGGAGACCTCGAAATGGGCGCCGTGGATACATGGCCGCCGGCGGCATGGGGTGCCAAGGGCCGGAGATACGCTGCCGATGTTTCGGCCTGGCCCGTCCGGATGCCGTATCGCGCCCTGAAATCCTTCCTACGGTACGACACCGTGTCGCTTTCGCTGCGAGCGGCGAAGGGGTTCTACGCTCGGGCTCTGGAGAGCACGCTCTCCTTCGAAGACGGATTTCTGGAAGATGTCGCCCACCATATCGATCGGATGCGCCACCAAACGCACACAGCCGCTGAACGAGACCTCGCGGCCTGAGATCGAAATGGGAGAAGCCGTCGGTAGACCACCCAAATCGTCATCGCCCGAAGCCAGCCGACGCATGGCAGCAACCCGCGGCACGAACAATCGGGCCGACCGGCTTCTCCGCTCCGCCCTGCATCGCCGGGGCCTGCGATTCCGGATCCAGAGGCGTTTGATCCCAGGGAGCAAGCGGACGGTCGACATCGTCTTTCCGCGTGCGCGCCTCGCGGTGTTCGTCGATGGCTGCTTCTGGCACGATTGCCCGATCCATGGTTCGCAGCCGAAGTCCAATGTCGAATGGTGGCGAAGAAAGATCCAGCAGAACGTTGAACGTGACATGGACACCAACGAGCGGCTCCGCAGTCTAGGGTGGCGGGTTCTCCGTATCTGGGAGCACGAGGATCCCATGGAAGCCGCCGATCGGATCGTCAAGGCCTACCACGACTCGCTGGCAGTGACGAAGGGCTTGCCGAAGGGTCAGGCCGGCAGCAACCGGTCCCGTCGCTTCAAAGCATCCCAGACACCGGAGTGTGCCCGATAACCGCGCCAGATGGCGTCCTCGGCGCCACTCGGCGTCCGGCCACAGTCGTGCAAATAATCCCCGAGCACTGACTCGATGTTCCCGCGGGCGACCACGACGCATCCGTGTAGGTGCCGGGAGAGCATTACGCACCAACGCCCGGCCTCGAGGTCGAACTCATCCGGTCGTCCGCCGTCCGACAACGGGTGCTTGACCACCATGAGAGGGCGCTGTCCGCCCTGCCAGATCTCCGGGGTGTCGACCATGACGTCGCCGAGCCCCCTGGCACGAAGCCGATCGCGTACTGCACCACCGGACTGAACGTGTGGATCGATGCAGCCGATATCCGTGACCCCCAGCTCGCGCTGGCCGACCCACGAGGGCTGCCGGCGCACGAATCGCTCCACCAGCGCCGCGATTGCATCGGCGATCTCGGTGTCGACTTCCTCGAACGTCGGCTCGCGCGCGGGGAGTACCAGCGCGACGATCGTGGCGCCGTCGACGATCATGTCGAGCGCGCGGTCGATCGCGCCGCCGATCCCGGCGACGGCGAACCGGAGTTGCCTCTCCGAGCGAGCAACCGCCGACACGAACGGAAGGTCGGGGTAGAGACCAGGCTGGATGATCTCGACGGTGTCCTGAAGGAAACGCCGTGTCGCCGGCAGTTGGAATCGAGGCGTGTCTCCTCGGCAATAATTCGACAGTAGCGGGCCGCCTCTTGGAGCATGGGTGATGCGTGCTGGTTTCGCTCGTACCGCCGCCCGAGGATTTCGAGCGTTTCGATCGTTTTTCCGTGGGGCACCCAGACGCGCAGTTGCCGGCCGGCACCGATTTGCCGCTGTATGCGGTCGACCAGCCATTCGGCGAAGGGTTCGAGATCGCTCGTGTCGCGTCCCAAGGGATGCAGGCGCGCGATGGTCGCGGGACGCCGATCCAGCGATCCGTAGGCGAGGGCCTGGACCTGGTCCTCTGTGACGACCCGGATGGTGGCGATGCCAAGGACCTCCGCCGGGTCGGGTGCCAGCGCGCTCGTCTCTCGGATGGCGACCGCGCGGCCGCGACCAGAAGCTACGATCCTTGCAACCAGGCCCTCGACGTCTTTCATGCTGCCCTCGACCCCAAACCGAGCAAATCCGCGATGTGCCGGAGCTTGCGTGCCAACCGCGCCTCCTCGTCATCGGCCGGGGCGGCTCCGGCGATGAGTGCGGAGAGCCTTACGATGTCCGCATCGGGTCCGAGGAGATCGACCGCGAGATCGCCGAGATCGGCCGATCGACCGACGTGTCCCTGTCGGCAGTGATGGGCGAGAGCACAGGTGCTCATGCACTTCTCCTGGAAGTGTGGCGTCAATTCGCCCACGAGCAGATGCATCGGCGCACGGTCTACGGCACGCAGGCGATCGATTTTGGCGCCGTGTCGCGCGAAAGCCGCGAGCGCCACTTGCACTGCGTGGTGCGGGCACGGTCCTGCTGCTCGTTGCATGAGAGACCCGTCCAAGGGTGACGGGGGCTTCTCGAATCACGCTGAGAAGATGGGGGGGTCGGTGGGCGAATCGCAACTCCAAGTAGCGACCTTGGGTGTTCCCGAGCCAGGGCAATTGATCGAAGCACGCCGTCGCCAGTGGATCGTTTCCGGAGTCGACGGCGGCTCGATTGCTCCTGGGGTTCCGAAAAAGCACCTCGTGCGTCTTGCGTCGATCGATGAAGATGCGTTGGGTGAAGAGATCGAAGTGCTCTGGGAGCTTGAGCCCGGAGCGCATGTCATCGAGCGGGCCGGACTGCCGCGTATGACCGGCCTGGATGACCCATTGACGCTTCAAGCCTTCCTCGATGCGGTGGTTTGGGGCGCTGCGACGAACGCGGACCGCGGCTATCTTCAGGCACCATTCCGCAGCGGCGTCAGTATCGAGGACTACCAGCTGGACCCGCTCGTGCGTGCGATCGACATGGCGCGCACCAATCTGCTGATCGCCGACGACGTCGGCCTCGGAAAAACCATCGAGGCCGGACTCGTCGTTCAAGAGATGCTGCTGCGGCACCGTGCGGCGCAGTTCAACAACGATGGCGCGATCTTCAATGGTTTCGGGCAAGCGGCCGATTCCGGCGATAGTCCGGCAATGCGAGTTTGGCCAACGGAACGATCTCGGCCTTATGGTCGAAGGCGGTGACTTCTTCGACTGGGGCGGCCTCGATCCCTGATCGAACCGCCCCAACACCATCTCGCCGGAGGACATCGAGCCAATCTATGGACCCGCCCGGTTCGCCGGGTAGCGCCACTGATACCGGCAGCACATCGGCCAAGCGTGCCGCCAAGATTGCTGCCGCCTTCTCGCCACGGCGGGACGGCGGCTTCGTGCCCCCGGAATTTTCGTCCCGGTCGGCGGCCACTGTAATCCGTCTGGTCGCCGGCCAAGGCTTCACTCCCTCGACGCCGACGGCAGAAATCCCGGCGGCCACCGCGACGGCGCTTGAAAGCACTTCGGATTTGAATGCGTAGGCGACGGCGGCGGCCGTCTCGATGCCCTCCGCGACTATGAGATGATCAGCCTGTTCGGCGTTGCCGAACACGACGCAATAGCCAGTGATGCTCTGGCCGTCCCGGACCTTCGCGGACTTCTTGGGATCCCGAGCCCTGCCGTCCGAAGTTTCCCCAAGTTCAGCCTTACCCCGCCCGTCAGGCGCGACGTAGATGCGGTGGGCGTGGAACGCGCCGTCAACGCCAACCGTTTTCCACACCGTACACGGGAACGTGCCGACCAGCGTTGGCCTATTGCCGTTCGCGGGCGGCGGTTCGTAATAAGGGAGCGCGATCAAACCGACCGCATCCGTTGTCGGCATGACCACGGCATCAGGTTCGATACCGAGGCGATGGGCCAGGTACTTGCGCGGCAGACTGTCATTGCGCTCGTCCGGCGGCCAGTTCAGCAGCCTTTCGGCTGACATACCTCCCCGTTGCGTTGAGGTACGGATGAGGTCATGTCGGCCAAGGAGTTCAGCGACCCAAACCTTTGCGCCCTCGAAATCTGTGCCCAAGACCTTGGCCACGACGTCGAAAACCGAGTCTCCGCACGAGCATGTACAAAACGCCTTTGATTTCTCCGCGTCCCATCGCCAGTCGTTTTTCCCGCCATGGGTCGGGTAAGGACAGTCGATGTGCGGCGTGCCCATCTTGTAGGGGATGCCGAGAGCCGTCAGCACCAAGTCCTCGCGGCCGGACACGGCCTTTTTGATTTCGTCCGTGCGGACATAACGGGTCGCGCTCATCGGCCCGCCTCCTCTGCAAGGCGAAGCAGATACGCTTCGCGTTCGGCGATGGGGACCAGCGTTTTCCGACCGGCCTTCAAAATTTTGATTCGACCTCGATGAACCTCCTTGTAGAACAACGTCCGTCCAATTCCGACGGCGGCACAAAACTCGTTTACAGTCTCCGCAATGCGGTCAATGCCGGCAACGATGTACATGGCAAAATCCCTTCTCGGTTGATGGTGGCAAACGAGCACCACGCCCGTTTGCCGCCACCCCTTACGAAAAGAGAAAAGGCTCACTGGCATAGATAAGAAAAAAACTGTAAATTTCTTCTATGGTCAGGCGTTCGAGCAAAATTCCACGGGAAAAACAAGGTGTTCTGATCCGTTATTTTGTCGCGGGCGGTTCGGCAAGAGCTGTCGCTGAGCACCTGGGAATGAACCGGAATTCGGTCCGGCTTTATTTCCAGAAACTCCGGGAGACGATCGCGGCCGAAATGGACGCGCGATACAACGCCTTGCCGGAAGACCTGCGATCAAGGTTTCGGCGGTTTGAATGTGATGTCGGCTACGATAGGGCGGCTGTCGGTGTGAACAGCTTCGCTCCGATATTCGGAATCATCGGACACGACCAGAATGTCTTCGCGGTGGCGGTCCCTTCCGAAATCCATGGAACGATTTCCGATCAGTCCCGAAGCCGACGACAGCGGCATCCGCCGGTATTCGTCGGTGACATGGTTGTCGTTCGGTCACTGAAGGGACCTTCGGTCGGGGTAACATTGCAGCGATCCGAAGAATCAGAGCGGAAGCAGTTCTGTCTGTTCAGTGCCGCAGCAGACCGGTTGATCAAATACGCCCGGACCCGCCTGCAATATTGCAGGGGACTCTCGAGCGATTATTTCCACCTGTTTCTCAAGGAATGCGAGTTTTTTGCGTTGGAGAAATCGGGGCACGAGCGTGTGCTCGCGCAGTGGATGGGGTTGGAAAATCTGCCCGCGGCACCTCTGGATCGGCACGTCCTCGACAAGGTGCAGGGGAAAGTCCGCCGTCCGGGGGCGCGGAAGCGCGGGCCCAAAGGTTTGCGAGAAAAAACTGCCGTTCCTACGACCGTCTGATTCAAAATCCGCCCTGGAGCCCGGGACGCGCGGCTCTGGGTATTTGCAGCCCCGCACTGAGCGGTCTGGTGGGACCTTTTAGCCATGCTTGACCTTGACCGGATGGGCTGGACCGCCCCCTAGCGGCGCTGACTGCGCCATAGTGTGGCTGTTGTCGATGCCACGAGGGGCGGTCCAGCCCATCCGGTCGGTTAACTGACGATCTGCCTTTCTGGGAAGAGCTCCCGCCCCCGTCGGGTGGGGCAACGATCCCCCAAGCTTTCCGAAGTGTCGGATGTCTGCCCTGACTGTGCCCGCAGAAGGGGAGAGGTCAGTCCACGGGCTCTCCGCCGCGGGCCTCGATCATGCGGACGTCGACCTCCGCCCTCGAGTTTCCGACTCTGAATTCGTCGAAATAAACCACGGCCGTCGGAAGCTGGACGCCCCAATCCCTCTCGAACGGGCGATTCTCCGGGCTGACATTGACCTTGCCGCTGTCACGGTGCAGGTCGTTGAAGCCGGACGTCTGGATGTCCTGGGTCTTGTTCTTGAGGAGCCAGCGGCTGACATAGCTGCGGTAGATGCCGTAATGCATGTACGGCTCCGAGCTTGCCGAATCGATCCGATCGGCGATCAGGGCGCCTTTGAGCTGGCACGTCGCCTTGTGCTCGTTGACCCAGAACTCGACCCGACCTGTCTCGTCATTGGCCCACTTGATATGCATGACGAAGTCTGTCCACTTGCCTCGCATTTCCTTCAGGGGATACAGCGGGCAGAGCATCTTCTGCTTAGCCAGGGTCCAGTCGACATTGAAGTTGCTGAACTTGGCGTTCAAGTAGAAGATGGGCTCCCGCCAGCCGTACATCTTCCATTGGACAAGAGTGGTGTTGCCGGACGAGATGTCCTGAAAGTCCTCGGGCAGATACATGCTCCACCCGTACCAGCGCTCGCTGCCGAAGAACTGCATGTTGGAACCCTTGATGGACTCGCGCTCGGTGCGCTGCCGATCATTGGAGCAATCGCTCCACATGAAGTCGGAGCCGCAATCGCCGTGGCGGATCTCGAAGCGCTCTGCGTACGTGCCAAAGCGGACATGTTCGGTCGTCTTGCCGTAGGCGTAGGGCTTGGTGTGGCTGACCGGCGTGGTCTGCGCGATGTTGACGATCGGCCCGCTGTAAGGGGTGAAGCAGCGATAACGTAAAGAATCTTTCGCACTTTCGGATTTGACGGCTTCTTCTAGACT